TGGAAGTAGCGGTCAAAGCCCGCGATCACCGTCAGCTGCTTGAACTGCTGCGGCGCCTGCGGGAGCGCGTAGAACTTGCCGGGATGGACCCGCGACGGCACGAGGTAGTCGCGCGCGCCTTCCGGGCTCGACGCGGTCAGGATCGGCGTCTGGAACTCGAAGAAGCCGCCCTCGCGCATCCGGCGGCGGAGCGAGTCGATGATCGCGCCGCGCTTCATGATGTTGGCGTGCAGCTTCTCCCGGCGCAGATCGAGGAAGCGGTACTTGAGGCGAGTCTCCTCCGGGTATTCGAGGTCGCCGAAGACCGGCAACGGCAACTCGCCCGCCGGGCCCAGCACTTCCAAATCGTCGATATAGACTTCGACGGCGCCGGTCGGCAGCTCGGCATTCTCGGTACCTGCAGGACGGGTGCGTACGCGGCCGTCGATGCGGATGACCCATTCGGAGCGCACGGCCTCGGCGGCGGCGAAGGCCTGCGAATCCGAATCCACGACGCACTGTGTCACGCCATAATGGTCGCGCAGGTCCACGAACAGCACACCGCCGTGGTCGCGGACGCGGTGGCACCAGCCGGAGAGCCGGACGGTCTGCCCGACTTCGGACGGGCGCAATGCCCCGCAGGTATGGGTACGGTAACGGTGCATGGCGGTTTCTTCTTGGAAGGAGGCCGGCACCATTCACGAGGGGGTGTCCAAGTCAAGCGTCGCACGTTACGCGCGGGTCCGATCCCCTGCCGACGATCGTTCCGCCACGTCGCGGGAGTGTAGAGGCCCGCTGCCCGGCGCGGCCGCCGCGGTCAGGCCGCTGCGCCACGCGATATGGCCAGACGCGTGGAAAATGCGACAAGTCCCGGGGAAACAGCCCCGTTCGAGCCTGAACGGCTCCCCATTCCGCCGGAGCTTGCGTATAGCCGAGCGATGGATTTGATCACGACCACCGGCGAATTGCGCGACGTCTGCACGCGGCTGGCCACGCAGCCCTTCGTGACCGTCGATACCGAATTCATGCGGGAAACGACCTACTATCCTAAGTTGTGCCTTATCCAGATGGCGGCGCCCGACGGCAGCGCAGTCTTGGTCGATCCCCTCGCGCAGGGCATCGACTTGCAACCCTTCGTCGATCTGATGGCGGACGAAGGCGTGGTGAAGGTCTTTCATTCCGCCCGTCAGGATCTGGAAATCGTCTGGATGCTGGGACAGACCCTGCCGCATCCGTTCTTCGACACACAGGTCGCCGCGATGGTCTGCGGCTACGGCGATTCCGTCTCCTACGAGCAGCTCGTCAACGACGTCGCCAAGGCCAAGATCGACAAGTCATCGCGGTTCACCGACTGGTCCCGCCGGCCGCTCTCGGACGCACAGCTCGCCTATGCGCTGTCCGACGTGACCCATCTCGTAAAGATCTACGAGGTCCTGGTCTCCGAACTGCTGCGGACCGACCGCGGGGCGTGGCTGGACGAAGAGATGGCGGTCCTCACCTCTCCGGAGACCTATCAGGCCGATCCGCAGCAGGCGTGGCGCCGGCTGGCGGGGCGGATGCGCAAGCCGCGTGAGATCGCGATCCTGATGGAGGTCGCGGCATGGCGGGAGAAGGAAGACCAGTTGAGCAACGTACAAAGGGGCCCGGCTCTGTAAGGCGAGGCGGAGGTCGACGTAGCCTCGGCGGCAGCGCGGCGGGCTTCGAGCGGTCACGGCCCGGCGCCGACATCCTGGCCGGGGTCGGGCGGGGCCTCGCCAACGATCACGGGGCGATCGCGATGCCCGAGCGGACCCGCCGATCCGGCGGCAACGGCGCCCTGGTGGAGCTTCTCAAGGTCCTCCTCAAGGCGGTGTGCGAAGCGGAGGGCGTGGCGCCCAAGATCATCGCCACCGTCGACGACCTGGAGGCGCTCGCCGACGACGACGCTGCCGAGGTACCGGTGCTGCAGGGCTGGCGCCGCTCGCTTTTCGGAGAAAAGGCCTTGGCTCTAAAGCACGGCCGGCTGGCCCTCTCGGCAAGGGGCAACCGCATCGTGGTGCACGACCTCACGGCCCCCGTCGCCTGACACAGCTGTGATGATCGTCGCTGCAGGGCGGTGACAGGGGCCTGCTTCGGGATTAAGCGGCAATAGGTTTGCCGATTCATCCTGGCCACAATGCCCGAGCACGATCCCCAGGTATCGACCGGACGTGGGCTCGTTCAGGCCGAGGGCTGCGAACCGGGGCGGGGCCTTGTCCGGCGCGAAGGCCTCCGGGTCTGCCTCCTTCTAAGCCTTGATGAAGTCGTCCAGGCCGGTGAGCTCGCCGTCCTTCAGCTCCAGCTTCTGCTCCTTCAGCGCGGCGGTGAAGGCCCGCTCCGCGCTCTTGGAGCTGAACTTGAGGGACTTCCCCGTGATGGCCCGGGCGATCGCGTCGGAGTAGTCCCGGTCCGCCAGCTTGGCGGTCAGCTCGCCCGTGTCTTTTTCGTACTTGGCCTGGAGGTCCGCGAGCTGTTTCTGCACTGCCGCAACGTCGCCGTTGGACTTCTTCAGCGCCTCCAGCTCCGCTGTGGCCGCAGAAAGCTTCCCCTGCGCGTCCGCAAGGTCGGCTTTCGCCGCGGTGGTCTTGGCCTTCTCCTTTCCGATGTCCGCCATGTTCTCGTCCAGGATCTTGTCGATGGCGGCATCCTCAAGCCCCAGGCCCTTCAAAGATTCTCTCGTCATGGTCTCTCCTTCACCGCTTCGCTTTTTTCGCGTGGGTCGCTTCCACTGCGGCCCCGTAGTTTTGCGACTTCGGGACGGTCAAAAGTTGTATAAAAACCGCTTGTGCGGGTTTTACCAAAAGAAAAAGCGTGGTCACTCACCAATTTCTGGATGAATAACCACGCTCGGCTCTTCGCCGTCAACGCTTAGACGGCGGAAAAGTATTTACTTTTTCAGTCCCTTTTTATTTGCCCAGTCGAGCCATAACCCACATTTGTTATAGTTTTCACAGCGCGGGGTTTCTTCCCCTTTGTGCTTGCAGGTATAGCACGGGAAACCGCACATCGGCGATTGAAAAAATTGCTCTATGATTTCCGGCGGGACAAGTTCCGCAGGAAAAAGCCCAGCATTACAAAGATTCCCGTCAAACATCCTTCTTCACTTCCTCCCGCCGCACCCGTACAACCTTCACGCCGTCCTTGACGGGGATTAGCTCCACGCGCTCACCACGGGCAAGGACGGCTTCGGCAGCTTTGATGTCCGACGGTCTCAGAATAGTTCCTTTTTTATCCGCCATAAAGCATCGGCGTTCCATCTGCGTTCACGAGTAACGTAAAATTATTTGATACAACATACATAACCTTTGTATCTCTGTGGAAAACAACTTTCCAGGAAACCCCTCTGTCGACCTCAATAAACGTTCCGGTTGGTTTTTCTTCTTGCTTATTGCTTTCAATTCCACTACTTTCCGACGAACTACATCCAAGCAAAGAAAGCATAATCACGAAAGTTACTACCATATATTTAATGCATTTCACTTGTAAATCACCTTCATTCTCTCCCGTTGCTCCGGCAGTCCCGCCGCCTTGCTGAACTCGATGTATTCCTTACTCAGCCGCCGCAAGCGGATGTTTGTTGCCTGAGCGTCCTCCTTCAGACCCGCCGCCTCGAAAGCGGTCTTGCGGCGTTTCAGCTTGCGAACGGTGCGCTCGATCTGGCGCTGCTTCTGGGTAGCCTGATAATCGTCGTATTCCCGGCCCTCAAACTGGATTTTAGGCCGGTTTTCCGGCTTCATGGCCTCCAGCTCGGAATCGGTGTAAGTGCGCTCCGAAACGCCCTCTATAAAGGGCCAGTAGGAGTGCCTGCAGTTGGCTCCGCCTATGCCAGTCACGGAGCCGTAGCCGCACGTCTTTTCAAAATCGGGGTATTCTGCCATTGCATCACCTCCTGTCAGTAATAGAATAATGTTACCCGCCTTTTTGCACAGTGCAAAAAGATACTTTTCCAGTGTTCGAGCATATTGTACGGTTTCATCACAATGTAATTGTGGCCTTGCATATCCATGTAAAGGTCTTTTATTGCATTGTAAATCCGTCGGCACTCTTGCGGGGTAAATTTTCCATCACAATCGGAGTGAAAAAGTAGCAAATCCAAATCGTCATTGCAGATTTCATTCCACCTGTTCTCTTGTTCTTCAGTCAATCGATTCCCGGCGCACATACTCTCGAACATTTCCCCGATTTCCTCATTGTAAGTACGCGCCAAATTTCGGAGAAACAGTCCGTATGTCAAATACCCGCAGTTAAATTCTGTTTCTGCGGTCAATCCTTTAGCTGTTGCACAAAGTCCCATCCCTACTCCTTCCCCGTGCTTTCCAGATACATCTTGCAAACAGCCATATGTCCGCAAGCAATCACACGTTCTATCTCCCCACAACCGCAAGGCGGAGCGTAGTACATACTCAATCCCTTAATGCCGGATGGGTCAAAGTGTTCACAGGTCAAGCAACATTCTCTCAGCTTAATTTTTATTTTTTCCATCGGTACACCTTCCCTTGCCATTTTGCATGGTTCTCCCAGCCGTTTGGCCCGTCTATGTTCCGCGCCACCAGGTGGGCCGTCACTTCCAGCAGATCCGTCTCCAGGTAG